CGGCACTGAATGGAAAGGTGCTATGCATAAGATGGCTAACGGAGTTTTACATACAGGCAAAAACCATACCAAGAACAGTAAAAGACTATATCATTTTAAAGATTTATCTGACAGAGCTAAAAAGAAAGCAAAATCAAAAAAGAAATAATAAATGGCAAAAGACGATAACAAAATAATAAAAGGTAAGTTCGGTCCTCAAGGGGATAGGGTTTATATAGGTAAAGGTAAAGATGTTTTTGCCCAAATAAAAAAAGAAGCCGAAGCCTATACTAGAGCACAACAAGGAGTATCTAGAGAAAGAAATCTTGCTACTTTAGATGATATAGAGAAAAATAAATTTAAAGCAGCATTGATGAATAAAGTAAAACCTGGTGATTCCTTAAAGGCTGTAAAACTTGCAGGAAAAGCCTTAACAAGATTTATACCATATGTAGGATGGGCTTTAGCTGCTAAAGAAGTATACGATATGGGTTCTGCCTTATATGAAAAATATGATAAGAGAAAAATAAAAAGAGCTGTAAGTAAAATGCCTAGAGGACAAGATGCTAAAGGCGGAGGGCATGTACGTTCTAAGTATACTAGCAGTAATAAAAAATATAAAAATGGTGGAAAAATCTACCCTAGAGTAGGAAAATAATGCTACTACCTGAAAAGAAAAAATCGAAAGAACTCACCGAGAAACAACAAGGTTTCTTAGACGCATACTTTGCAGAGGGTGAGAAAACCTTTGGGAACATTACCCAAAGTCTATTACATGCAGGCTATTCAGAGACCTCAAGGTCTTCAGTGTCAAAGGCTATGCGACCTCACATAATAGAAAGAGCAAAAGAGTTGTTAGCAACGACAACAGCCAATGCAGTAGGACAAATAAAAAATGCACTATCTGGTGATAACGATGAGCCTATCGCCAGACAAAAACTACGATTTGAAGCAGCAACAGACATCTTAGACAGATGTGGTATATCTAAACGACAAGAGATTGTATCTGAGAATAAACATGTACATGCTGTCGTATTGCTACCTGCTAAGAAGGCAGAAGCTATAGATTTATCAGATGTTGAGGCTGAAGTTGTCGGAAGGTAAGAAAAGAGGAAGACCTAAGCTCAAGGCAGGAGAGAAAGGTAGATATAACCTTTCAGCAAAAGAAAAAGCTCGTAGAGCTACTATGGCACAGATTCGCTATAGAGATAAAAAGATAAAGAAGCATACGAACCAACTAAAGAGGCAGAAGCAATTAAAGAAAGAGAAGATAGAGAAGTTCAAGACACTGGACAAGGGTCTTCAGGGAAAGGGTGCGATAACGGAGGATGTCCTTGCGGATGCACCAACTGCGGTGAAGGAACTTGTTGCGGACAGGGAAGTTGCGTTCAATCCGAATCAGGGTCCTCAGACTGAGTTCCTAGCAGCTCCTGAAAGAGATGTTCTTTATGGAGGTGCAGCAGGTGGAGGTAAATCCTACGCCTTACTTGCAGATGCATTACGATATGCCCACAACCCAAATCATAGAGGGTTGCTTCTTAGAAGAACATTGGGCGAACTAACAGAGCTTATAGATAAAAGTAGGCAATTATATATGAAGGCTTTCCCAGAAGCCGTTTTTAGAGAAAGTAAATCGACATGGATATTTCCATCTGGGGCTACGATTTTATTTTCATATTTGGATAGAGATACAGATGTTACAAGATATCAAGGACAAAGTTTTAACTGGATTGCAATCGATGAAATCACGCATTACCCAACTCCTTACGTTTGGGAATACCTTCGTTCAAGACTGCGTACAACGGATCAAAGCATTATACCTTACATGCGTTGCACTGCTAACCCAGGCGGAGTCGGTGGTTGGTGGATTAAAAAAATGTATATTGACCCTTCCGAGTCAAATACTCCTTTTTGGGCTAGGGATGTGGAATCGAATCGTATCTTACGTTATGGGTCTAGTAACGAAGAAAAAGCAGGAAAACCCCTCTTCCAGCGAAGATTCATCCCAGCAAGATTAACGGACAATCCATATTTGATGGCTTCAGGGGAATACGAAGCCATGTTGAACTCTCTACCAGAGGTAGAACGTAGAAGATTATTAGAAGGAGACTGGGATGTCACGGATGGTGCAGCGTTTGCTGAGTTTGATAGGAGTAGACATGTGGTTGAGCCTTTTGAGATTCCTCGTTCTTGGGCTCGTATTAGGGCTGCAGACTATGGTTACTCTAGCCCTTCTTGTGTACTTTGGGGTGCAATCGATTTTGATGGTAATCTTTGGATATATAGAGAACTATACGGCAAGGGATTCACAGGGGAGCAATTAGCTGAAAGAATACTTGAGCT